GTACTCCCGCAACCCCGGTTGGGCGAGCTCGAGCAGCTCTTCCATCCCGGTGACGCCGAAAGTGACGAGCGCGCGCGTCACAGGCCGGCCTTTGCTTTCGCTCGGCGTTGCGCGCGGTTGGGGTGGCTCGCCGGTGGCAGGGTCTTACCGCCGGCGAGCCTCTCCAGGACGGGAAGCAGGTACCGCCCGGAGACCAAATCGATGTCGTAGGCTTGCGCGAACTCGACCGCGGAGCGGCGCAAATCCTGGTCGCCCCGGGCGTCGTAGGCGGCCTCCAACGCGTCGACGATCCCGCCGATCCGAGGGTTGCAGAACCACGCTTCCTGCGCTTCGTCCCACCACGGGTCCGCGTCGACTGTCCAGCCGGCGTGGATCAGCTCGCTCATCGCGGAGTGATCGGACGCGATCACCGGGACACCGCACGCTTGCGCCTCGATCAGCGGGATCCCGAACCCCTCACCCATCGACGGCATCAGCAGAACGTCGAACGCCTGGTAGGCATGCGCGAGGAACGCGTGCGGGATCCCGCGATGCCACGTCTCGTCGGTCGGGATCCTGATCCGCCCTTCCGGGAGACCGGTCGCGCCCGCGAGGCGGTGGAGGTTGATCCCGCCGCCGCCGGGGCGAGGGTTGCCCTGCGAGTGGCAGTAGAACCACACGTCCTCGTGGGTGTCCGCGAACCGTGAGACGGCGGTGAACGCCTGCGGGAACGCTTTCCGCGGCGCGGACGGGTTCCCGACGTTCGCGGCGACCATCGCAACCAGGAACGCCTCATCGGGGACCCCGAGCTCCGCCCGTGCCTGGTCACGGAGCTCGGGGCGGGGGCAGAACAGCCTCGTGTCGACAGCATGCGGGAGATAGAGCGGGTCGAGCTCGGCTTCGCGCATCAGCCGCTCCCCGAACCGCGACATCGCGATCGGGGTGACCCGGTCGTCGGCGAGGCTGTCGAGCACCATCGGCGGCAACGGGTGATGATCGACGGGAGCCCACACCGCCAGAGGGGGCGTGTGGGGCCACTCGCCGGGTTTCAGCACCCACGCGTCGCAGAGGGCGATGATCTGGTCGGCTTGCCAATCCGCGGCGTAGGTGGGCGTTGAGCGGTTCCCGTAGACGCCGTCGGCGGGAAAACAGGTGAGGCCGCCCCAGTCGATCGTGGTGTCGTGCAAGCCGTAGTTGCACGCCAACGCGACCTCATGCCCGATGCCGGTGATGCGGGGGATGAAGAGGCGGGCTTGTTCGCCGTAGCCGGAGCCGAGCCAGGGCGGGTTCCCGAGCCACAGGATCCTCACCAGCGGACCGTCCATTCGCAGCCGAGGAAGTCGCCGGGGTATGCCTGGTAACCGGTCCGCTCGATCACGCCCAACCTCGAGTCGGTTTGGATTGCCGCGATCACCGACGTCGGCCCTTCCGGTTCCATCAGGCTCAAGAGGACGTCTTGAGCGCCGTCGGCGTCGGGGCTCGTCACCCGTGCTCGGACGGTGACGGTTTCGTCCCAGAACCGGAACGACGCCGGGTCACCCGACACCGCGGCGGGGTACACGTCGATCGACGGTGGTGTCGGTGCCGGGTTCAACGCGGCGGTGATCTGGAGCCCGTCGACTGTCGCGGTCAAAGGGTCGAGGGTCGCGACGACGGCGTCCATCAGCTCCGCGAGCCCCGCCACGCTATGCGACCCCCTCGTGCACACGTAACGGGTCGAGCATCCGGTGCCAGCGGGCCCAGGAGTCGTTCCCGGCGTACGCCAGCATGTCCGACGCGAGAAGGGCTGCGCCGAAGGTGGCGTAGCCGAGGTTCCACAGCTCGCGGGCTCGGCCGTAGTTGACGACGGGGAGGAGCGCCGGGACTGGCGGCGGCACGTCGGCCAGGTAGGAGAGGTCCCAGTTGATCTCGGACGCTGCTGCGTCGAGGCACAGCTGGGCCTGCTCGGTCTGGTCGGCGGTCGCCGCCCGGATGGACAGCCTGCGGAGGAGCTCATCCGTTGTCCCGTACGCCACTGGTTAGCCGTCCCCGATCGCGGCGCGGATATCGGCCTTCGACATGGAGTCGTCGACGTCGATGTCGTGCTGGGCGGCGTAGTTGAGGAGCTGCGCCTTCGTCATCTCGTCGAGCGTCAGCGGCTCGTCGTCTTTCGGCTCGGGGTTCTGCGAGCCGCCGTTGCCTTCCTCCCATGGCGCGGAGGCGTCTGGGCGGACGACCTGCTGGTTCGGGGCGTCCCACACCTCGCCCGCCATCACGCGACCGTGACCTTCACGATCCCTCCGGCCTCCGCGACCAACGCGGCGAAGTTGCCGGCGTAAGCGACCTGCACGCCGAGCACGGACGGCTCGACGACGGAGAGCGGCCCGATCCGGTCCTCGTACACCTCCCCGGCGGCGGTGCTCATGATCATCAGCCGTTTGGTGGCGGTGCCGAACCCGGCGGTGACGTAGACGGGGATCCCGCCGATCGCGCCCATCGCGCCCTGCCCGAACGTCCCCGCGGTGAACCCCGCCGACTGCGCGTCAACCGGGTTCACGGGCGCGAACAGACCGCCCAGGCTCCCGAGCACGTCCGGGGACGCGGCCGCGATCAGCCGGCCCTGCCCCTTGGTGGCGTTGTACACCTGCCCCGCCGCACCCCAGAACGCCGCCGCGACGTTGTCGCTCGACGGTGTCCCTGGGATCGTGACGGTGCCGGTGGTGCCGCCAGAGTAGAACGCCTGCACCGCGGTCGCTTCGGTCAGGATCGCGTATTCGGTCGCGAGGTCCTGGATCACGATCTGCATCGCGTCGCTGCCGCCGACGGTGCCGTAATCGATCAGCTGGCGGGAGACGTTGACGTAACCGCCGTAGGTGGCAGGCGAGACGGCGAGCTTCGTGATCGTCATCGCCTGGCTGGTGAGCTCGGATTTCTCCGCGCCTTGCGCCGCGACCGCCGTGTGGACGGTCACTTTCGGCCGGCTGAACGACCAGCCCGGCAGCTGCCTCGGCCCGAGCGCCGACACGACCGGGCGGGCACCGTCGACGAAGTTGATCACCGGCGCCAGGATCGGTGTCGGCACCAACCCGGACGCGTTCGACGTCGTCTGGTGCGCCGCGGCGCGGTTCTCGCTCGTCCAGCGGTCCAACCTGGCTTTCGCGTCCTGGTCGCCCAATCCGGCGTCCCACAGGTCGAGGGCGTAGTGGCCGGCGTTGCGGTACTCCACCTGCGCCGGCGCGGACGGCTTCGACTGCAGCAGCTTCGCGATCTCCGCGACCCGTCTGGCGGAGTCACCCGAGATCTTGCGGGTCTCCTCGAGCAGCAGCGCCTTCTCGTTGACTTTCGCCATCCGCGCTTGGGTCTCGGAGATCATCTGTGTCTCGTCGTCGGTGAGATCCCTGTCTTTGGCTGACTCGATCAGCCCGTCGATGAACGTTTGGCGGTCCTCGATCTCGGCGAGGTACGCCGCCAACTGCTGGTCTGTTGCGCCCACTTGGGGCACCTCCATTTCGGGTAGCGCGAACAAGGGAAAAGAACGGGGATCCCTTTTTGCTCGAGCGCCTTCCCGTCTACACCGGCCCCACCCTGTGGTTTGGTCTCTAGCCGGTGAGGAGGACGAACGTGCTGCGGGTTAGGTTACCGGACGCCCCAGCGGGCGTCCAAAGCCGCGAGCTCACGGCGTTTCGCTTCCAGGTCGAGCCGGGCGAAGTTCGGTCTCGGGGCCGCGACCACCAATCCTGGGGTGTCGGCGTTCCTGACCGAAAGCACCGTCGCGCCCGGGTACGCCGGGTCGGGCGTCAACGCGAGATGGTCGAGCCACAGCTTGTTCAGCCGGCGGATGGTGCGGTTCTCGTCCCACACCTCCGCGTCCGGGTACACCGGGCCTTTCCCGCCGTCTTCCCGCATCAGCCTGAACCCCGCTGACGCGTCAAGGACGTTGTCGTCGGCGAGCGCGAGCGACTCGTCACCCAAGGGGGTCGGTGAGATCCTGATCTCAGCGACGAGGCCTTCGCGGCGGGTCGGGTGCAAACCAACGATCTTCCCGACCGGTTTGTCCCACGCGTGGTCGCGGTTCACTTTGATCGCGCGTTCGCGACGCTGGATCCCGTCGAACGCGCCGTGCGTGACGATCTCGGTGTAGGAGCGGGCGCGTTCGTGGATCACGGTCGGCTGCTCGTACGGCATCGCGATCACCGTCACGATCCGTTTCGGGAAGTTCACGTCGGCGACCTGCGCCGACCTGTGTTCGATCTCGCTCATTTGAAAACCCCGCTGCTGATGTCGGATGGTGTGCTGTTGTCCAGCCTTTCGACGGACCGGATCTCGTCGATCGTCAGCGCGCGCTGCCCCGTGACCGGGTCGACGATCCCGAACAGGATCTGCGCTGTCTGCGCCCGCTCCAACGGCTCCGCCGCGACG